GTGTTAAAGCATCACTAAAAAACCGACCCCCTTTGCTCAAATTGCAGTTCTGGCACAATTGACGCAAATTCCACTCATCATCACCGCCGTTAAGCCTCTTTGGAATGATGTGATCGATGTGCATCTTGCCCTCTGTCGTGCCACATATCTGACAGCATCCATCCCGCAGCAATATACGCTCCCTGATGATGCGCCATTGCCGGGTTGAACCCTTAGCCCACGACCTAGACATCAGTGCCATCCCTTCTTCTGCCAGTGCCGGTATGCATTGCAGCTAGAGCCAGAATATCTTGCCTTGATATAGCGAAGCGTCCAGTCAATTTGGCGATAACCATCAAGCTCTCTGTATCTAGGATTTCTCATCTGGCCTAAGCCGTAATGCGATCCATTGACTGCATCAATACGCCAATTAGATTCCTTGGTAATCAACTGATTAAAGCATTGAAACTGCTTATAGTTAATGATTCTTGAATGAGCATATAGCTTCAAATTATCTATGTCTGTCACTGCTTCCGCTGGTGTTGTGCCCACAACACATAGCACTCCCAATAGCACCAAACTTCGCATGCGAGCTATCCGCCTCAGCGGCTCGCCAGCGAGTTGTGATGCTAATGCATGTGTCAAGTTACTGGTGAGTATGTGGATAACTTGAGCGTGACGCCTGCGTGTCGTCCACAGGCTTTGCACACCTGTGGATAACTTCTGTGGATAACTAATACTGGTAAGTAACATAGGCTTCATAGAGATAATCCTTCAACCTTTGCATCATCTACGAGTTTAATGCCTAATGCTCCACATCCCAGACAAGTAGCGAACCACTCATGAAGCGATAACTCAGATGTCTTTCGTATGCCATGACGCTGCTTTGCTTTGCCGTAGAGCTTTGCGCAGATTGAACAATCAAATTCAAGAATTGGCATGGATGGATTTCCTTAATGTCTCAATGGGTTGCAGATTGATTTGACTGACCCAGTAACCGCCTTGAGCAGATTGGAACCTTGGACGCTTTGCAACGCCTACTGGTATCCAGCCCATCACATAATAGGTCGGCGATTCGCCTACGACTAGAACAGCGATGTCAGTATCACGATCATCTTCGCTAATGATTAAATGGCCGCGTTTGTGTGGCGTTTGTTTGACTTCAATTGCCACGCCGTTCCAATAGACATCCGGTTCATTCTTGAATGTATTGACTGTCGGTACAAAGTCCTCAACGCCAAAGTATCTGGCCACTGCCATCTCAGCTCCAACGGCTTCTGAGTGAATGACAACGGCATTGTGGAAATTGCCTTTATTGCCTTGGAATTTTGGATTAGATCCATAGCGTGATTCTCTGGCAAGCCCAGCAGAATGCGCAATGATTTCATCTTCACGCGATAAGCGCACCATAATCATCGGCACTCCGCGCAGAACCAAATTATCTTTTCGTTACCAAATCCTTTTTGATAACCGAATTCATCAAATTTAACCAGCCTGGAGCATTTGTCACATTGCTCGACTTTGTAGGTTGCAATGATTTCTCCATCTTCCATGAGTGTGCAGCTCATAGTCCTCGGATTGATTATCTCGATTGGCCCACTCATCGAGTAGCCATCACAATCAGAATCACAACAAGGATGCATTCAGCAATGACAAGAATCTTGACCAATCGGCTCTTTGTCATACCTGTGGCTCCCATTTCCCGCGAGATGTGAATACGTACCACACCGGGTCGCATTGCTTCGGCTTGCGTTCAACGCAGCTGTAATTACCCCATGCCTTCGAAGTCTTAGCCGAAATTCCTTCTCGCCAGACGCGATGGCCATGAACGCATTGCGGAGCTTCTGCCAGCATCTCGCCACCTAATTGAGTCGTTACTTCTTGCATGGCCTGAGCAGCTGTTGGAATGCCTGATGCCTCGGCTTCTTCACGTGTCTTAAACGATGGCACGTCACCGAATTTGGTGTTCCAGTAATCCGGCTCAGTGTTAGCAACCTTGGCCGGTAGCTTCTCAATCTGCTCCATAGTCTCACGCACTGTTCGCTCAGCTCCGCCCATAATGAGCTGCATAACTCTCAAGATTGCAGATGTGCAAGTATCCTCGACGAACCAGCGTTTCATATTCTGCACGTATGCGCCTTGATAGCCGTATGCATAATCCACACCGGCTGGATATAAATCATCTGCATTGCGATAGCCGGTCGCCTTAACTAAGACGTAACCCTTATCCGCACTAAACTCCATGATTTCTGTTGTGATGCGTCCGGTTGGATATGTCGCAATCCAACGATCTGTTCTGGCACGTGCGGCCTCGTAATTATCTAGGAACCCCATTAGCGCACCGCCTGAGATGATGCATGACGGCCGACTGTCTTGCCGCGCTGGTAGCCGTCTTTGTGGCCTTCTCTGTATCCGACTGAATAGCTGCATATCGCCCAAAGGATGCAGGCAATCGCCATGATTACGAACAATCCGACTTCACTTGTTGTCATTTCTTGCTCCCGATTCTGAGAGCTGTTCAGCTCCCGAAATAGAGAGTGACACGCTTATCTGACAAATTCAAGATTCCCGCCTAAGAATCGGCGTGTCGGCTACTTCTTTAGAGCTATCTCAAGCAGTAGTTGGTCTAGTCGCATTTCAATTCTGCTCACTTGGTCTTTGAGCGAATTGCCCCCATTCGGTGAAAGCTCTCGCATGATCGATTTCACCATGAATCTCATTGACGAATAGATGGCAGTCAGCAAAGCAATGACAAGCCCACCGACCGCCGTCCATTCGCCGACGCTCATTTCTTGTTGCCGAAAGTTACGTCATTTGGATTAGCCCAGCGAGCAAGTACGGGAACAAGTCCAGCGACTAAGCCCATTGCTAAATCCTTTGGATTCTGATTACCAGTCATCCAGACTGCCAACGCACCGGCGACAGAGCTTCTCAGCCATGATGCCAGCATTGCTTTTGCTTGATCCATTAGTTGTCTCCTTTGTTCAAGCTCCCGATGAGTGCCGCGACTTTCGCTTCACTCAATTCGATTTCGAAGTGCATCTCATCTTTTCGGTTTCGATAATCTCCACCCCATTTGAGGCCGTACTTCTTAGCCAAAGCTCTAATCATTGGAACCTTCTCAGCTGGGAACGTCCCTGCTTTGCCCAGCGGATGTTGCGTTGCGTTTAGATCGATGGCAGTGCCGGAGCTGTGATTGCTCAAGTTATCAGTCGAGCCACGTACCATGCGGAATGCATAACCCCAATCATCGAGTGAGCCTTCATCAATCGGCTCAATCAGCTCATGAAATTCTTTGCAGAATCCAGCAATCAATGGTGCAACTGCTTTCGCACATCGCACCTTGACCTTTGTTCCCTCGATTGGAACGCTGATGATTTGGATTTCAGCTGCATCTTTCGATGCTGGCCATCCGTTATGACTTTGCGGCATCGGCTAGATTCTTAGTCAAGTGTTCCACTTATAGCCCAAGTGCCTTTAAGTCCTCGGCAGTTAAACCAAGTGCAGCAAGTTTTGCCTGTGCTGCTTCTTTGGCTGCCAATTCTGCGGCTAGTTTTGCTTCTAATTCCGCATCAGGCTTACGCATATCGTCAATGACTGCATCATCAACTTCAATGATTTCATTCTGTTGTGTAGTTGCGTCATATACGCCAATTTTTGCCATTAGATACTCATTCCGTAAATTGAAATTGTGCCTGAAAGATTGCCCGCACCTGCATAAATTGTGAAACCATCAAATGCTGTTGCCGTGCTATATACTGCACCGCCGCCCGAATTGTTTGGATTGTTAAAGTTTGTTCCATTATATGTGTAATTGCCGCCACAGTCTTTTACAAGATTGGGTCTCATTGAAGTAAATTGTAATGCACCTTCATCTCTCGTGCCTATGTCACCAAATGCCATATAATTTGTCTGCAACGCTGAGTTTGTTAATGCTAAGTTTGTAGATTTGAAACCACCAACAATGTACGCACCTGCGGTACTATCTGTGCCGCTTACACGATAACGCAAGCGCAAATCGGAACTTCCTGTGTTGATGAATAAACCAGTGCCAAGAATTAAATAATTTGTATATGTAGAAGTAAAAACAGAGTTAAAAGATTGTGAAGCAACGGCTGAAAATGTTGTGGTGCTGATAAGAGTTAATCCACTACTTGATGCAGAAGGTGTGGCCCACTTAACCTTATATGGGCTAACTGTTGTATCTGCCGTTAAGATTTGGTTAGTAGTTCCAATGGGTAAATTGTCATAGGTTCCTGATCCAGTACCGACAACAATGTCACCGGCTGCGGTGATAGTGGTCGCCATATCATTTGTGACTGTGACCGTTCCGGATGTGCCGCCCCCAGTGATTCCGACTCCGGCAGTGACGCCAGTAATGTCACCCGGATTGGCTGCAACCCAAGTGAAATCCATATCGGCATCGGTGGTCTTTGATAAGACTTGACCGGTTGTGCCACCTAGTAGATCAGCCATTGACGTTGCAACAGCTTGACCAAAGACTTCAAAGTCTGCCGGCAAGTCAGTGACCAAATCAGTGGCCGTCGGCATTTGCCAGCTAAATGGGGTTGTTGGATTACTCATCTTTTCTCCTTAAGCCACGACTAGGGCGTGTTCCCAGTCAAGTGTATTCAATATGGTGTTCCAAGTCTCAGCGACACCGACATCTTCCCACTTCATGGCTTGGAGTGAGAATGCAATTGGTGAGAGATTTAGTGAAACGCTAATTTCGTTGTATGCGGCTTGGAACGTCCAGCCTTCAACGAATCCCAAATAGTTACCGGCCGACATGTTAAGCGGCATGTTGGAAATTGAGACTGGCATCCCCATGAACACGTTAATCAGTGAATCTCTATCACTATCATCGATTTCTGGATTAGTGAGCTGATATGTAATTTGATTAAAGTTGTATTGCGGAAATGCCCGGAGCGTCAAATAGAAATCTGCCTGATCTTGGGCATCGACTGTGTGTTTCACGGTGGTCGTAAATATCTGGGCAAGTTGGCCGTATAGGCTTACCGATTCGGCAGACGTCGCATCAACTTCGTTATTGGAATTTGTATTGTATTTCAGAGTTATCGTATTGCGCACATCTCCGGCACGTTGCTGAATGCTCAGCCCTGCACCTTGAGCATCGTTGGCACTTAAATCCACATATCCGTTAGCTGCTAGATAAATGGATCGGTGCGTTGAATCGGCATAACTTATTCTGCCCTGAGCATCCTCATAAATATAGCCCAAGCCACTTGTCGCCAGAGCTGAAACAAGTGAATAAATATCTATACGGCTCGACGACCTTTGTGCAAGCTCATAATTTCCTGGAATATCAATTTCACCAAGTCCGACGTTCTGAGCATTTGCCCAAGTCTCAGTCGGATCGTATGTATTCCATTGCAAAGCTGCTGGAACCTCTGACCAATTGTTGAGCAGCAAATCTTGCAAGATGTGCAGAATTTGATTTCCATCGAAATCTTGAACCAAAGTGCCATCTGTCAGAGCCTTTGGCAATCTAGCCAATGCACCCAAGGCAATGATTTTGACACGCTGGGCATAAGCAACGCTGCCCAATTCAGCCACTGAAATGGCGACATCCACGACGGAGCCACCAAAGATTGGGATGAATGTTGCTGTGGAATCTTGCAACTCGATGGTCAATGAATCATTGATTCCAATGACAACAGCTGATTGATCTAAATTGATAAGTTCAATGTTGGTGTAACCGGCTTGAGCCTGCTCGTAGATATTAGTTCGGCCAGACGTAATAGTCAGATTTGAAAGAATGGCCGTCTGATATTGAACGCCCCCAATAGTGACTCGCCATACTGGATTAAAGATTGTCATATTGCCTGCAAGTTGGATGCGCCGCCTGTACCGCGGAAGTATGAATCATTGAGAGTCTCGACAATTGTGCGAGCTGTACCCTCTGCATCAATTGCTCCATTGACTGTGATATTGATTCGCTCTGCCGTTGAAAGCCCGCCAGTGACCCCGGCACGAGCTGCTGCCGCTGCTTCTCTGGCATTGCGTAGGCGTTCGGTTTCAGCTTTGAGAGCTTCGCGTCTTAGAATTGCAGCTTGCATCGCTGGTGAATATGCGCCCAATGGTGCGCCGGTAAATGTTCGCGGATCACTGCCCGGCACAAATGTTGTCTCACCGCCACCAGCGCCACCGCCGCCACCAGTGCCGCCAAAGTCGCCGCCTATATTTGGGTCAAATTCTGCTCCGCCGGCCTTTAAGCCTTTAGAGTTATCTCCGCTTAAGCCAAAGAATCGAGTGACTGGATTATCTGTCATAAGCTTGATGAATGCTTTGACTGCATTGATAACGCTGGTGACGACTGTAACAATCTTGGCAAAGCCTGAAATCGTGACTGAAATAATTGTGCCTAAGACGCTGAATGCGGCTTTAAGTGTGCCACCGATAATTGGAGCCAAAGTATCTCTTGCAAATTCTCCGACTGCCTTCATGAAATCTAACAATGGCTTCAATTCCTCGGTGTTATCGCCAAT